CAATACCGGAAGGTGGGCGGCTGCATCTGCGGATGAGAGCGTTGCCATCAGGAACTATACGACTTCGAGCCGCCGAGCGCCGTGAAGGTGACGCTGGTCTTGATCAGGTCCTGTGCCGACCCGGTCGGCGCCAACGAGCAGCCGACGTAGGCATTGAAGACGAACTTCTGGCCGTTGGCGAAGCCGAACAGGATGGCGCGCTGCGCCTGGCTGTCCGATGCGGACTTGAGCGCGATCAGGCCGGAGTCGGACGGGTCCCAGAAGGACTCGAAAGTGTAGTTCGACGGGTTCGGCAGGCCGGGTACCTGCGTCTTGATGCTGTCATGGATCGTCGTGGTGTCGATGAAGTCGAAATCTCCGCCGCTGGCGTTGATGTTGGTGAGCGTGGCCAGGGAGGTGCCGAAGGTGATCTTCTGGCATGATCCGGACGAAAACGTCGCATAGTTGGTCGTATCTTCGCCTTCGAGCGAAAACGAGTCGGTCGCCACGGCGGAAACGCGGAAGACACGGTAATTGACCTGGTACATCCCCTGTACGGTCATGAGCACGTAGTCGCCGTTGCTGTAGCCGTGCGCCGTGCTGGACACGACGCCAGGGTTGGCCTTGGTGATTGCGGTGATGGTTTTGGCGGATGCGAGCGCGGATTGCACGGATACCGCCACGCTGCTCCATTTGGTGATGACTGCCATGTGAATCTCCTTTAGATGGCGGTGGCCGGATTGCTCGCGGCAGTGAAGTAATGCGCCAGGTAATCGACGCGCAGGATGCCTACCGGCTTTTCCAGCCCTTCGTCGAGGTCGACCGCAACCGTCCTCGGCAGCGGCCTGGATTTCAGAAGCCCGCCGAAGGTGGCGTCGCCGGTGCCGATGGCGGCTTCGACTTCGGCCAGCATCGTGTCGAGCGTGCTGTCCAGACCGGAAACAGCCTTGGCGCAGCACTCGACGCGCAGCACGGCGCGGCGGTCGAGCCATGCGTCCGCGGCCATGCTCTCGGTGTCGATCTCTTCTTCGTCGAGATAGACGCGCAGGCATGGCAGGTTGGCGTCGGCCAGCGGATGGATACGCGACGGATAGACGCGCGAGCCGCTGGTGGTCAGGCCGGTGAGCCGGCTGGCGACCGCGCTGCGGATGCTGGTTCGGACGTGCGCCATGTCAGGCGGCCTTTTCGAGCGTCAGCACGGTGACGCCGGTTCCGTCTGGCCTGACGGCGGTCACTGTATAGGCGACGGCGTTGATGGTGACGGCCTGGCCTGCGGCGATTCCGGGGACATCGGCCGCGGCGCAGGTGAAGGTCGGGTCGGTGCCGAGCATGCCGAAGGTTTCGGCGGTCGGAACGTCGAAAATCCCAATCACCGTGGCCGCGCCGATGGTGGCGGCGGTCCCGAAATCGATGAAGAATCCGCGCTCGACCGTGGTCAGCATCAGACCGATTTCTTCACGCCGACGAGGACGACGGCGACGTTCTGCGGGCCGGTGACGATGGTGCCGACGTAGCGGATGTAGCGCTTGACCTGTTTCGGGTTAAGCGCCAGCACCTTGACATCGGCGGTTGTCGTCGATTGCGTGAAGGCAGCGCCGGAGACATCGGCCCAGCCGGTCGATCCGTCGGCTGAATCCTGGATCTTGCCGTCGAGAGTGCCGGTGCCGGTGCCGTGCGACTGCACGATGGCGACGCCGCCTTCGTAATCCAGCAGGTCGACGGCTGAGCCGGTGACGGTGCTGGCCTGCGAGGCCGAGGCCGACAGGTGGAGGACGGTGGCGCCGGAGGCGAAGTTAAACTGGCTCATGGGGTTCCTTTCGGGTGCGGCGCGGTTTTTCTTCCGGCGCCGGTTCGGTTGCCGGGCGGGCCTTGCCGTTGTGTATCAGCTCGGCCGCCAGGCGGTCGTCGCATTCCACACGGTCGCCCGCCGGGCGGACTTCGCCGGCGAGGTAGAAAGCGCGGATGACTTCGATCTTCATGTCGGGGAGACGGGCGGGCCGCAGCCCGCCCTGCCCTATCAGGTGATCGAGGTGGCGCGGGAGAAGGCGCCGGCCTGGCGGATGCCGATGTCGACCGTCTGGATCGCGCGGATGCCGCTGATCGCCGCCGCGAAGTTCGCGTAGGGATTGAGCGCCAGTTCGAGCATGCCCCATTCGCCGATCACGACCTGCGAGAAGTCGCCGAAGACCATCGACGCGGCGGTGACCGAGTTGGTCGCCACGGCGCGGAAGCCTTGCAGGTTGCCGTCCAGGATGCCGCCTTCCCAGAGCGGGGAAGCAGTCGAGGAGAATGCCACGCGCTGCTTGAGCAGGGAGGCGACGGCCGGCGTGGTGACATAGGCGCAGTTCGCGGCGAGGGCGTTGCCGCCGGCCACGTCGGTCTGGAATTCCAGGACCTTGGCGTAGTCGATGGAGGTGCCGGTAACCGAACCGATGCCGGCGGTCTGGCTGATGCCGGTCGGCTGGCCGGAAGCGCCCGAGCCTTCGAGGGCGGCGAGGTCGATGGCCAGCGCCAGGACGCGGGCCAGGTCGTTCATGACCAGGGCGTCGGCGGCCGGGCTGGACTGCAGCATGAGCTGACGCGACAGCTCAGTGTAGGCGCCGACGTTCTTCGGCGACAGGGCGAGCTGGCCGAGGGTCATCTGCGACTCGGTGATCGCCGTGGCTTCGTTGGTCAGCCAGTAGGCAGTCGCGGCGGCGGTCTGCTTCGGGATCGTCACGTTGCCGACGAGGCCGGTCATCATCGTGGCGCCGAGCTGGGCGACGACGGCGCGGTTGCGCAGCAGGTCGATGAACGATCCGGCCAGGTTGTCGGTGGCGACGACGTAACCGCCGGCGTTGCCGGTGGTGGCCGTCATGTCGCGCTGCTGGATTTCATACGGCACGTAGAAGCCATTGTTCGGGGCTTCAGCGATGCCGGCGCGCTTGAGGATGGCCTGGTGGCATTCGCGCTCGAAACCGGCGTTCGTCCAGTCCTTGTCGACCAGGGCGCGCAGGGCGCGCAGCACCGAGTAGCGCTGCTTTTCGCCGCCGGACAGGCCGACTTCGGCAGTCGGGTTCGGCAGCGGGCGCGAGGCCAGCTTTTCCATGACCTTGGAGCGGAAGGCGTCGACCGGCTCGCCGGCGCGGAGGGCTTCGGCGGCCATGCCTTGCAAGGCGAACTGTTCGCCGATGGCGATGATTTCGGCGGCGCGCTTCTGCTCGGCGGTGCGGGCTTCGGCCTGGATCTTGGCGACATCGACCGGGGCGGCCGGGGTTTCGATAACGGACATCTTGATCTCCTGAACAGGATCGGCAGCGCGGCCGACGCCGACGGTGACGTCGGCCGGCACGCTGACGAGGGATACTTCATAGGGGGTCCAGCGGGTGACGCGGTAGGTTTCGTCCTCGCCGCTTTTGGCTTCGAGGACGAGGTCATCGATGGCATACCCCACCGAGACGTTCTGACGGATGCCATCCACCACGTCGCGGAAAATCTCCTCGGCCCGCGCGCTTCTCCCGAAGCGGACGACGGCGCGACCTACCCGGTCGGCGTCAATGCGGACTGATTCGATTACCCCGATCTGGTCGCGGGCATTGTGGTCACAAAGCAGGGGGCCGCCGGCCTTGAGACGGGTCAGGTCGACGGCGGATTTGGAATGGTCGAGGATTTCGACGCCCCACCAGCGCGCGTAGGGCGCTTCCGAGCTGAAAGCCAGTTCGATGGTGCGGGTTTCCTGGTCGATCTTCTCGCGCTCGAATAGAAATGACCGTTCGAGGGTCAGGCCGCGCTTTGGCGGACCTTTGCGGGTTTCGGCGGACATGGGCATTTTCTCCATGTCCCGCAGTTTCGCGGCGGTCGACTCTAATGTTCAGGGGGAAAATTAGAGCGCGCCGCAGAGCAGCATCGCGGCTTCTTCGTCGACCGGATTGCGCCGCGCGTCGAATACCGGCTGGGCGACCGGCGCCAGGTGCAGGATGCGCGGGCGGCGGCGGCCGCCGGTGCGGATTTCCTCGGGCAGCAGGTGGGATTCGTCGGCCGGCGCGAACCACACGGCCGGGAACCAGCCGCCGGCGAACCACTGCGCGAACCAGCCCTCGTTAGCTGCCATCGAGGACCGCCCCGGTGCGGTTGTTCTCGGCGTCGAAGCTGCCGACGATGCGGTCGGTGGTGCCGTCGAGCCCCTTGAATGTGATCGTGCTGCCGGCCTTTTCGGTAGTGCCGGCGAGCGCGGCGGCAATGATGCGGGTGACTTCCTCGAACGTCAGGCCGGATTCGACGGTGTAGCCATGCACGGCGGCGGCCAGCGCGCCGTAATCGACGCCGCCGGAGGCCGCGCTGTTCAACTTGGCGCCCATCGTGCCGGCCTCGTTGTTGGCGGCGGCCAGCGCGCCCCAGACGGCGGCGGCGAGGTTTTCCGGGGTTAGCGCCGTGGTGTCGGCGGTGGTTCCGGTCATGTAGCCGAGGCCCATGATCGCGCTATGGCCGTCGATGGTCAGCGTGGCCGTGCCGGTGAGCGAGGCTTCGGCGCCGAGCGCGGCGGCGCCGGTGATGGTGACGGTCGCCTGGCCGGTGCCGAGGATGGTGGCAACGATGGCGGCGGTGCCGTCGATGGCGATGGTGGCGGTGCCGGTGGCGCTGACGATGAGGCCGGCGGCGACGGTGCCGGTGATCGTGATGCTGCCGCTGGCGGTGGCCGGCTTGCCGAGTTCGCCTGCGGCGCTGGCGGCGATCTCGACGCGCGAGCGCATGAAGGACTTGATCGCGCCGGCAGTGTTGGCCATTACCCAGGAATACGGGTGCTTCGACGCCGACGGCAGCGAGGCCAGCCGGCTGTTGATGCCCTCGCCGACGAAGATGTTGCGCTTGTACGCCGGCATCGTCCGGCTGCGCAGGGTCGACGGGTTGCCGCCATCAAGCGCCGTGGCGCCGAACAGGCGCCCGGTGAGGTTGTGCCGGTAGCCGTTGCCGATCAGGCCCATTTTAGCCGCCGTAGGCGTAGTCGAAGTTGGCGTAGACGGTGCCGCCCGAGGTCGTCGCGCCGGTTGCGAAGACGAGGAAGGTGACGTTCGCGCCGTTGCGCAGGCGCGGCAGGCTGGGCACGGTATTGACGAAATCGACCAGGTTGTAGAGGCCGGTGGCCGGGACAGGGATCGGCATGCACAGCGGCTTGCACAGGCCAATGAAGACGCTGCCGGAGGCGTGCGCGGTGCCGCCCCAGATCAGGTTCTCGATGTCCTTGACGCCGGTATCGCCCGCCTGCAACGGCAGGAATGGGCCGTACTTGTTGGCCGCGTTACCGGAGTTGAGGACGGTGCCGCTGGTTGCCGAGGCGGTCGAGACGCAGCCCGACGTAGTGACCCGCGAGGCCGTGCCGGCGCTGTTGGTGTAGGTAATCTGCATCGTCGGCGCATTGGCGCCCATTGTCGCGTAGCTGGCGACGAACAGGCGCAGGCCTTCGCCGTTCTGGTAGCGGTCGACGTTCGCCGCCGTGTTGCTGATCGGCGTCATGGTGATTGTCTTTGTGCCGGTGGTGCTGACGTTGGTCGTGGTCAGCTTGGCATATCCGACCAGGTCGATTGGCAGCACGAACCACGGCGCTCCGGCTGCGGCGACGACACTGGCGCCCATCGTCAGGATGTGCTTGGTGGCCGGGCTGGTCTGGTCGCCGATCGGGATCGAGCCTTCGCTCCAGGTATTGTCGGTGGCGGTGAAGGTCGCTTCGGTGCCGCCGAAGGTGGCCGCCGGAATCGAGCCGGCCGAGTTGAGCAAGTGCTGCCAGTGCCCTGCCTGGCCGGCGGCGACGGTCGTTTTCTGGTAAACAATCGGCTCGATCTTGCCGTTGCTGGTGATCTGGTTGATCAGGTCGTCTTGGCTGGTGAATCCCATGTCAGGCACTCCATTGCGTCTCAAGGACGCCGGTGAGGATGGAAGAGGCAAGCGATCCGGCATTGCCGCGGGCGACGATGCCCAGCACCGCGCCCTGCTTGATTTCTGGCGGCTGCATGTGGATAACGCTTTCGAGCTGCGAGGCGGCGCCGTAGCTTTCGAGGTTGCCGGAGGTGGTGCGCCGGCATTCCTGTGTGGCGACGGTGTGCAGCAGCGGCTTGACCAGCACCAGGGCCATCAGGCCGCCGCCGGCCCCCGAGAAGGTAACGGATTCGACCGAGCGCACGCCGGAGTCGCCGGCCTGCAATTCGATGAAATGCTGCGATCCGCTGGACGCGTTGGTGGTTGAGCTGACCAGCACGCCGCCGCCGGCGATGGCCTTGGTATAGGTCACGGCGCTGGTGCGCCCGCTGACGCCGTCCTGGTTGGTGTAGGACACGGTGAAGGTGCCGACCGTCGACGCGGCGGACTGGCCGACAGCCATCAGCAGGACACCGCGCCCGTCCGTGTAGCGCGGCAGCGCGGCGGTCTGGACCATGTCCTGCTGCTCGCCGACCGCATCGGTGTCGATGAACGGGTAGTAGAGCAGGTAGTCGCACAGGCACAAGCGCTGGTTCTGGTTGGTGGTGCCGGTGGCGCTGGCGGCGGCGGTCATCACCGTGAGCGACTTGACGAACTGCCCGGCCACGTTCGGCACATGGATGCCGCGAATGGCCTCTACGTGCGCAGCTTCGAGCGGGGCAGAGGCGTAGAAGTTGGCCGGCGGGTTGCCGGCAAAATAGGTGTAGTCGACGAAGTCGTTGGCGACCGTGGCCGCCGAGGCGACGGCCTTGCGGAAAGTGGTCAGGTGGTAGCGCCCGGCTTCCCGGGCGTCTGCCCACTCGCGGACGCCGACGAAGCCCATTTATTCCGCCGTGACGGTCAGGCCGCCGGCCTCGATCTGCGGCCGGATGTTCAGCGCGATGTCGAGGTTGTCGTCGAGCGGGATGATCAGCGCCATGCCGACGGCGCCGCTGGCGGTGTCGCACCAGATGGCGTGCGTGGCCGTCTGGGTGGCGCCGGCGTCGGTGCGCTTTCCCCATTGCAGCAGGTTGGCATTGGTGCGCGAGGCGCCGCTGCCCGACCAGGCGGTGGCCTTGGTCATGGCGATGCGGGCATAGCCGGTGTAGGTAAGTTCTCCGGCCAGCGGGCTGGCTTCGTCGGGCGAGCCGGCGCCGAGGGCGAGATAGCCGGTTGCGCCGGCGCGCCAGGCGGGATCTGTGCCTTTGAGAATCCAGTCGAGCGAATCGGATTCGGTGGCGTTGGACATGGACATGACGTTAATCCTTTCGGTTGATTCAGCGGAGTTGATCGATGGTCATAGCAGCGACTTCTTCGCCGTCGCC